TGCTGAGCCTGTGCTTGGTTGGCCTGTAACAACTGAGCACTTGCTTGTGCAACCAATTGAGACAACTGAACTTCCACATCATCAGGCAACTGTTTATCAGGAGCTGGAAGCGGAACACCCATTTGCTTCTCAATCATCGTGCGGTAGTAGAAGCCTAAGTGTTCGGCAATGTGAGCCTGTAATGAGGCCATGATCTGGTTAGCCTGTGGGTTCTGGCCAATCGTTTTCATGATCACAGGGTCTTGCATGAACGTCTGGTGAACCGCAATATGGGCTTGCTGGTCTTGAGTGATAAACGCCTTCATTGGTTCACCCTTCAACGCCGCCATGTTCTCACTCACAGGATCTTTTGGCATCTCATCATCAGGCAGAGGCACCAACTTATCAGCGTGTTTAACTCCCAACACATCTAACATCTGGCGGTGTAACTGAGGTAAGTTGTAAATCTGTGGCGCTTGCTGAGCCAGCTGGATCACTGCCTGATACTGGACAATCTTCTGTGCCATCGTGGCCGCATTAGGATCGCTCACAGGAATAACATCAACTAAGTCGTAATCAGACTGTTTGGCTTTGCGGCTTCCCAGTTCAGGTTCATAAGAGTATTCAGCAGGCGTGTAATCACGGATGATGTCTCTTAGCAGTGCCAGCTCTTGCTTAAACGAATAGTGAATACGCGCTTGAACAGCTGTCATCACCTTTAGCGAACGCTCAAGAATGGCCAGTGTTGTACCCACTGGTGAATTAGCCGACATATCAGCCACTTGGATGTCAGCGGCAGACGCAAATTTACGGCCTTCGTCAACGATTTTGTCTAACAAAGAAGCCAATACTTGTGACGGCTCTTTGTATGGCAAAGCCATGATGTTGTCGGCAATAGTCCCGCTCGGTACGTCCACATCGCGCCACTCAGCTGGGCCGATTGGTGTGTCATCTCCCTTAACCCGCAAACCGCGAGTCTTAAATCCACCGGGCAAGTTGGCCAGAGTACCAGCATCCACCAGCTGGCGCAAAATTGATGTACCAGACTTGGCAAATGCTCCGACTAAGTGAATCAAACCAAAACAATAGAAGCCAAAGCCCGGCACATAACCATAGTGAACATAGTGCTGGCGCTTGGCGTGTAATTTATCGCCTTGCTTCCAATTCCTACGGATAGCCAAACACTTCATGCTTCCATGTTCAATGGTCACAATGTAAGGTAGGCCAATTCCTGTGGGTTCGCCGTTTTTATCGGTGTGCTCGTAACCTGGGATGTCCAGATCTACGTTTATTTCCAAGAGTTTATAACGGTCATCCGACAAAGCGCGGAAACCCATCTTCTCAGCAATCTTCTTCTCTACTTCATCCAACATATTGTTGGGTTCACCCAGTTCAATGTCGGCATAAAACCCAGCTACCTGAAGTTTTCTTAATTCATTCTCAGTCTTACGCATAACGTGCGTAACACGGGGGGATGTCTGGATATTAGACGCACCATAAGGAACAACCAAATCTTCAGCCGGTACAAATATAGACGTCTGGCGGTCAAAGTTGGGGTCAAAGTACACCTTCTTAAAAGCATTACCCGACAATCCCAGTCCCCAGACCATCCTCTCATGCTCTGGACGGAACTCAGTCATCACATCTGTGAGCTGATAGTTCATATCATCTTGAACACGGACGGCGGCGTCTTTCTTTTCGGGGGTTTCTTTACCAATGATCTGAGTCTTCACAGGTCCCGCAGCTGGGAACGTGCTCATCATGATCTCAGCTTGGAATTTCACCAAAGCTTCTGACAATAACGGGTGATAAACCCCGCAAGCACCAATCCAAGGGTCGGCTCGCTCTTCAATCTTCATCCCCAAGAGCTCTAAACCGTCTACATACGTCTGCATCCAGTCTTTTCTTGAGTTGACATCATCGTCATAGTCACCAACTAGGTCAGTCACGATGCCAGTCACCACTGATTCATCAAGAATTTCAACTAAGTTAGCGTCAAAATCGTCTTCTTCTTCGCCGCCAATGTTAATTTCCACACCATCCATGTTAATTGTCACCTCTTCAGGGTCAACAATCTCAATCTCAATGCCTTGATCGTCTTCTGTCTCAGGCATTAGGGACTCAAGACCCTCTGGTGCGGCGTAAAGTGATTTTTCAATGGACATATTTATCCTTAGTAGTAAGAAACCTTGCGTCTAAACGAACGAACTTCGTCCTCTTCGTCAGTCTGCAAGCGTATAAACCCGCCTTTTCTGAACCTTATCAGAGCTTGCGTAGCAGAGTCAACTAAGTCATCATGGTCAGAGTTGGGAAACGCTGCCATCTCTTCCATCAACTCATCAGCCCAGCGCGTAGCCGGTGCCCAAACCTTACCACTGGCAAACAAATCAGATACAGAATTGATCCTCACCATCTTATCATTACCCCTAGATGGCGTAAACTCCTGAACAGGAATTCCCATCGCCCTTAATTCAAAGATCAACGGCGCTCCTGACGCTTTCGCCTCAACAATAAACGCATCTGGCTCCCACTCCTTATAGTGGTTGAACGCCTTTTCCTTCAGTTCAGGAAACTCCATCCGTCTTTTAAACGCATCAAGCAAAATAATATTCGCGTCATTCTGGTTTTCGTTTAAATAAAACACACCCCATGTCGTACAAGCTGAATAGTCTGACCGCTCATTCTTTGTAAACGCCGTATCCCAAGACTGGATAAGAAACTCACATCTCGGTGGGTTTTCTTCTTTCCACTCTTTCCACCACTCCCTCTTAACAATCGCACCCTGCTCGCTCGTAGGGCTTTGCTGATACTGGGCGTTCCACTTAGACGCAGGCAGTTCAGATCTCAGCGCTTCCAGTTCCTCTAGGCTCCAGAACTCTGGCCACAGGGGTTTACCACTCGGGAGAATCGCAGGGAAGTCAATCACTTCCCAATCATCGTTTCCGTCTTTCTCTATAGAGGACTGAAGGATTCGGCCAGTTAAATCCCTTTTAGCCCAGCGCGTCATCACGACAATAATCGCTCCTCCAGGCTGTAGACGCTGGCGCGGTCCAGAGGTGTACCACTCGTAGACTTTATCAAAGACAGATGGATCTCCAGAGGCCAAGGCGGCTTCCTGCTCAGAGTGTGGGTCATCAATGATCAATAGATCAGCGCCCTTACCAGTCACCGTTCCCCCTACACCAATCGCAAAGTATTCCCCGTTTTTATTTGTAGACCAGCGGCCTGCCGCTTTACTGTCTGACCTGAGATTAACATTGGGGAATATCTTAGAGAACGGCTCACTGGCCACTAAGTTCCTAACCTTACGTCCAAAACCTACCGCCAGCTCCGCAGTGTTAGAGCACTGGATAATCTTCTTACTAGGGTCCCGTCCCAAGAACCATGCCGGCAACATATACGAGGCAAACTCTGACTTCGTATGCCGTGGGGGCATATTGATGATCAGCCTCTTTATCTTCCCCGTGGCGATCTCTTCAAACTTCCTCGCCATCACTTTATGGTGCCGCCCGTCAATAAACCCCGGCCACATCGAGTGAGCAAACTTAATGAAATCATCAAAGGCCTCTTCCCTCTGTTGGCTGGCTTCTAATGCGTCTAAGTCGTCAAGGTAAGAGGCTTGTTCGTTAGAAGGCATCTTAAAGAAAGTCTCAGCAGCTTCCTCCGCTTCTTCTCTCGGGAGGTTCAAAGCAAACATCACCCTCCTGACAAACAAGTCAATCTCTTCCTGCTTCTCCAGTTGTTGCTTCTTATTCAAGGAAGGTTCCTCAGTTTCAAATATGACGGCCTAACACTCCGAGCAGAATTCTTCGCCCGCCTGCATATCCCCAACTCACAGAGCTTCTTCACCACCCTATGAACATTACCACGCCCCCTATCCCCAGTATGAAACATGATGTCATCTATAGAAGGCCCATAACCAAAGTTCCTCCAATACTCATCTATCACAAGAAATACAGTCCTCTGCTTCTCAGTCATACACGCCCCTATACACGCTTCATACGTCTGTTTAATCGGCTCTTTATTTAATCTCATTGTAAGTTTTCGTTAAGCTTCACATTAACAGCTGTTAATGTCAGAAAAATATACCCCCCACCCATTTGCGTATAGAAACACATAGGGGGGGTCATTCCTTATCAAAGTCTTTAACCACATCGGGATTTTCAGCAAGGGGTACCCCCTCGGATTTATTTGGTGATTGGATGTCAGAACCTAGCGATTGGATGTCAGAAACAGTATGTATATGTCCACCCCCATGC